GGGTTTTATAATGCAAAAAGCGCCCCGAGTCATGCTCGAGGCGCGTGGTTTTCTCCCCGCAGAGTGGACCGCGGGGAGTTCTGAAAGGAGGTGATTATGAAAGGCAGGCGCGCGGGGGAGAAGATCGTGGCAGAACCTCCGCGCGCTCAAATGCGGTTTAATGTGGATGCTGTTTGATGGTCAGTCAATGATGGTCGGACGCTTGGTGGTCGCGTTGTAGTCGACCGTGATGACCTTGAGGACGTCCGCCAGGTCGCGGAGCCGCACATAGTTCTCGTCGCCGATGAGGGCCGCGCGGACTTCGCGCAGCTCCTTCGTGGGGCCGAGCTCGACCTCTATCCAGCGGATGCCGTCCGGGAGGTCCGGCACAGCGGGGTTCTTGATGAAGCCCAGGAACTTGTACTTGCTCGAGCGCTCGCCCCAGTTCCCGGAGCCCTTAACGCGCTTGGTCGTCCAGAAGGGCCTCGAGGCGCCGTAGCCGCTCTCGCTGGTGACGATGCTGCCGTCGGCGTTGATCTGCTCGACGATGGCCACGTGCCCAGCTCCGTCGCCCGCCTGCTGCGTGCTGCCGCCCTGCCATACCATACACGCGCCGAGGCTCGGCGTCTGCTCGATGGTGAGGCCGTCGCGCTCGGCGTACTGTATGAACAATTCAGCGTTGACCGGGCGGAGCCAGGGGCCGCCGAGTTCCGCGAAGCGTCCGCACGCGTACCCGACGCAATTACTCAGGACGTCGCAGGCCGCGTCCGTCGGGGAGCCCTTGATGGCGGGATTGAAGCCGCCGGACGCCTTCCGGATGTAGTACCAGTTCCCGCGCTCCGGACGGGTCAGCCTCGGCTTATAGGTCCCCATGCTGTCCCTCGTTGATGCCGTAGACCGCCGCCTCGATCATGGCGTCGACCTGGTCGGTGATGTCGTAGCTCAGCTCGTGGAGCTGGCTCACGACGTACTGCTTCCGGAGCTTGCCGGTCGGGTCCTCGTCCTTCTTGATGGTTTGCTCGGCCGCTTCGACGAGCGCCGTGATGAGCTTCACGAGCGCCGCCCACTCCTCGGCGGAGAGCTTCGCGCTGAGGTACGCCCTCAGCTTCGGCAGGATGAAGCCCGCGAACAGGATCGCGATGACCCGCGCCGCGAGCGTGATGATGGTGTCGATGTCAATGGTCATATGTGTCCTCCTCCTTCTGGCGTGGTTCGGCCTTTTTCTTCGCGACTTCTATCCAGGCAGCCATGACGACCTCGATGCCGCAGCTGGCATAGAAGCCCGCGACGAGGCCATCGGGGACCATCTGGAAGCGCCAGAAGGTCACGATCATGGCCGTGGTGAACGCCAGGAAGACCGCGGCCACGACGATGAGCGCCACGTCCAGCGCCTTGATGTGCCTGCGCGGCCTCATGAGCGGACCGGGAGCCGCTTGACGGCCTGCATGAGACTGTCCAAGTAGCCGTTGCCGTTGAGCCCCTCCGGGTCGTGGTAGCACTCCCACATGCGAGTGATGTCCTCCAGCTCGTCCGGGCTGATCTGCTCGGCGGTGATGTGGTGCTTGGCCAGGTACTTGATCCGGTCATAGAGGAGCAACTGCACGCCCTCCGCGATGCCGTCCTCGTGGCTCCGGTGGTCCCGGTAGATGTTGAAAAGATTGGTAATGAGGGCTGTGAGAGCCCCTGAGCCGATGATGGCGATGATGATGGGCTGGAGCATATTAGATTGCCGTCCATCCTTCAGGGGCTGCTGAGGTCTGGCCAAAGTTTCCGATCTCGAAGTTGGTCGCGGTCTTGCTCCCGCCAACTTGGATGATGTTCATATATCCTCCATATGCAGGCCGGCGAACGCCAAAATAGAACCAGCCATCTGACTCATACCAGCCCCACTGGAGCGATCCTGAGGTCGGCGCCACGACTTGGTTCACCTGCATAGAGGGGGCAGCTTGTCCTCCTCTGTAATGCATATTTACGCAGAAAAGCCCTGTCGAAACATTAATGATTGACCCCACGCCGCCGATCAGGACCGCATAGTTGCTGCTACCAGACGGCAACTTCTGCAGACGCGCGAAGATGCTATATCGCTGGCCTCCTACGTATGCGAGTTGGCCCGTTCGATCAGCGACGAAGTTGATCGCGTCGTTGATCTCGTCAAAATTCTTGTCAAGTCTTGCCATCTGTCTCCTCCTATGCCGCGACGTGCATGAGCACGAGCACGAAGCCGTCGCCGCCTCTGCCGCCGAGTCCTCCGGGGCCGCCCGGTCCGGGGCTTCCGCCGGTCAGGCTGATCCGTTCATCATCGAAGCCGCGGAAGATAGCGCCGGGGACGGGCATGTACCACAGCTGAGCGTGGCCACCTCCGCCGCCTCCGCCGCCTCCGTTGCCGCCTGAGCCTCCGGAGCCCAGCGAGGCCGCGTCTGCGCCCTTGGCGCCGGTGCCGCCCTGTGCTCCTGCGCCGCCTGTGGCGGTGCCCCAGGCATAGCGGAAACTGAGGCCGACGGTGGGCGTGGTCGCCGCGTTGCCGTTCTTCCCGTTTCCACCGACCGCCGGGCCGCCGGGGTTGCCGCCGTCCGCGAAGGCCGAAACCCCGGCGTTGTTGTTCTCGTCATCGGCCCGAAGCTCTCCGGGCCACGTGCCCGATCTATAGGTCACGCCGTCGATCGTCACGCTGAAGGTGTGCCCGTTGCTGTAGGGGCCACCGGGATAACCGGCATAGGCTCCGTCGTTCCCGTTGACCGCGTAGGTGTCGCCCGTGACGGGGTCGACGAGGCCGTTGGCCAGCCTCGAGCCCTGCGCCGAGCTGTATGTTCCGAAGGTGCTCTCCCCGCCCTCGTTGACGCCGACGTGAGTCGAGCCGCTTGGTTTGCTGACTCCGCCCTCGCCGCAGTCGTAGGCGATCGTCTGGCCAGGCGTGACCGCGATGTCGACGATGCTGACCTTCCCGGCCAGTCCGCCGACGCCAGGATCGCCGCCTGCTCCGCCTTCTCCGTCATAGCCTCCGCGAGCACCGCCCGCTGAGGGCTGCGGCAGCGGGCGCGTGTTGCCTGCTGTTCCTGCGGCTCCTTTGAGGCCGGGCTCGCCGCTCTGTCCGCCCTGGACGATGTACGCCCTGAGGCTCGTGACGCCTGCGGGGACGGTGAAGGTGCCCGAGCCCGTGAGCAGCACCGAGCGGTTGAAGGCCGTGGGGCCTGCCTCAGGCTTCCAGCCTGTGATGAGCTTCGTCTGCGAGAGCATCTCGCCTGAGTAGGTGGTGCTCATGGCCTTGAAGTAGCCCGTGACCTTCGCGCCGTTCATGCCCGTGAGGCGCCCCGCGCTGGTAAGCTCCTCGGGTGCCGCGTCGTCAATGAAGATCTCGCGGTCGAGCTCCTTCGCGGCTCCGTGATAGGCCGCCAGGCGCTGAAGTGTTGGCAACGCGTTGAGCGCGTTGACCATCGTGGCGCTCGTGATGTTGATGATCGTTGACTCGATGGAGTCGTTGCCAGTATCGGCGCTGATCGTGCGGGTCGTGTGTCGGTAGGGCTTGCCGTAGAGCTGGCCAGTTCCGCTGACGATCGCATGGTTCGCGCCGCTGCTGTTGATGGTGAGACCGACCCTCCTGAGGGAGTGCATCGGCTCGGGGAAGTCGACCTCGAAGCTGGTGGCCAGCGTCGTGGCGTCATATAGCAGCTGCTCCGCCGCGGAGCTGTCCGCGACGTATGCGTGCTCGGTGAGGTTGACCCTGGTGGCCTGTCCGCTCTGGAGAGCCTTGCCGCCGATTGCGATGTCGCCGTCGGGGATGCTCTTGACGGTCTGGACGTCCGCGAAGGCGATGTGCAGGCTGCCGTTCGTCATCGGCAGGGCGTAGGCTCCATAGGGGAAGAGGAGCTGACGAAGCGCCTCGCGCCCGTCGCAGATCGGGATGAAGCCGACCGCAGGCTCCGAGGCGATGTCGGTCTCGATGGTGTAGGGCAGGTCGCCCATGATGTCCGCGACGATGTCGCCGACCGTCTTCCCGTCGGACTGCTGCCAGACGCCGCCCATGTAGCGGACGCCCTTGATGAGGAGGCCGATGAGGTTGGTGGCTTCGCCGTCGTAGGCACCCGAGCCGTCGCCGCGGTCTTCGACCTTGCGCGCGTAGTAGGTGGCCACGACCGTCCCGTTCCGGAGCACCTCGACCTTGCTGCCGTAGGGCACGGTCCCGAGCTCAACGTCCGAGTAGGGCGAGTCGAAGGCGTAGAGCGGCTCGCCGTCCACGTCCTCGAGGTCATAGGGATCCGAGCTCTCGAGCTGCGAGGTGTTGGCCTCGGAGCGCCAGTTGACGCCCGCGCTGAAGCGCAGGGTGTCGGCCTCGAGCGTGTCCAGGATGAGGTCGCGGCTTTTCTCTTCCTTCAGGGAGCCGACCACGATCTCGTCGGGGCCGATGATTACGGGAAGCGATGCTGCTTTATAAATCGGGCGCAGCCTCAGGCTGGTGGTCTTTATAGCCATATCAGAGCTCCCTCAGCTGCGCGCTGATCTTGATGCGGTTGGAGCCGCTCTCGCTGGAGCTCCTGAAAATGGCCTTCGTGAAGCTCTCGCGGCGGCATTTGTACTGGGTCGAGGCGCCTGCGAGGTAGTCGGTCCGCACATAGACGGGGACCTGCATGAGCAGGGTCTGAAGCGCCTGCGCGTCCGCCTCGGTGAGCGCCCTGGTGACGATCGGGAAGACCGCCTTCTGCGCCAGATCGTCGGGGCGAGTCGTGCCGTCCAGCGTCACGCGGGCATTGGGCCCCGTGACGGTCTCGATCCGCGCGTCGAGGGTGTTGTTCTCCTGGTACGGGCCGAGGATGTCGACCCAGGTGCTCGTCTGGATGTTCTTGATCTGAAATATCATAGCGGCCTCCTATGCGACGCTGAAGCTCGCGCCCTGGTCGCTGGCGAGCTGCTTGGTGTAGGGGCTGAGGCCTTTGGCCATGCTCGCGCCGTCCAGCTCCACGCTGAGGTTGAGCCCCTGGATGGCTCCGAGGAGCTGCGCGCCCATCTGGAGGATGGCGTCGATCGTGGGCTCCTGGCTGTCGAACGTGTCGACCGGGCCCGCCGTGAGCTGCGCGGTGCCGTTGACCAGCGCCTGCGCGTCCACGAGTGCCGAGCCGCCCAGCCCGGTGATGCTGTCCGCGACTGCGGCCTCGGTGCTGTCGATGCCTTCAGCGATGCCCAGGCCGATCATGGCGCCGACCTCGTTGGCGAACACCTTCGAGGGCGACTCGATGCCGAGATAGCCCTGGGCGCTCTTGATGACGTTTCCGAGCATGTCTTTGGTCACGCCCACGAGCTCGCCGATCTTCTCGGTGATGCCCTGGATGATCCCGCCGATGATCTGAGCGCCGAGCTCGATGAAGTCGGCCACGAGCTCCCCGCCCGCCTCCAGCACGCTGCCGAAGGCTTTGGCCAGAGCCTCGATGAGGTCCGGTGCGGCCTTGACGAGTCCGATCGCGATGCCCGCGATGATCTGGATGCCGAGCTCGAGGAGCTCCGCCCCGTGCTCTGCGATGAGGTCGCTGAGCCCTTCGATGAAGTTGGCGAGCCACTCGCCCGCCGCCTCGCCGATGTCGATGCTGTTGGCGGCCATCTCCGAGAGGAAGCTCTGGAGCTTGTCGAAGAGGTCCGGCAGGACGTCGGTGATGATGGCCATGACGACGTCCGGGAGCGCCGCAAGCACTCTGCCGACCATCGGCGCCAGGTTGTCGATCAGGAAGGTCGCCGTGCTGTCCACGAGCTCCGTCAGCGGCCCGGAGAGGTCCTCCCCGAGCGCGAGAGCTCCGAGGAAGTTCTTCGCCGCGGCCTGCATGGCTGCGAACGAGCCCGAGAAGGTCTGCGCGGCCTCCTGGGCGGTCGTGCCGGTGATGCCGAGCTCGCCCTGGATGACGTGGATGGCCTGGTAGACGTCGTTCAGGCTGGTGATGTCGTACTTGATGCCGGTCAGCTTCTCAGCGTCCGCCAGGAGCCTCTCCATCTCGCTCTTCGTGCCGCCGTATCCGAGCTTGAGGTTGTCGAGCATCGTGTAGTTCTGCTTCGCGAAGCCCTGGTAGGCGTTCTGGATAGACGCCATGTCGGTGCCCATCTTGTTCGCGTTGTCGGCCATGTCGACGATGGCCATGTTCGCCACGTCTGCGGCTTCCGCGGTGTCTCCGCCCAGAGACTGGAGCAGGGACGCGCTGAAGCTCGTGACCTGGCTCATGTACTCGTTGGCACTGAGTCCGGCGGTCTTGTAGGCCTGCGCCGCGTAGCCGCGGACGGTGTCCGCGCTCTCTTTGAATAGGGTCTCGACGCCGCCGATGGACTGCTCGAGCTGTGAGCCTTCACCGATGGCACCCTTGACCACGGCAGCCACGCCCACGGCGAGCCCTGCGGCTCCGACCTTGAAGGCCGTCGCCCACTTGCCGCCTGCGGTCCTTCCCGCGGCTTCTGCCGGATCGCTCAGCTCGGTCGCGATGGCGGAGCTGATGTCCTTCGTGGTTGGTATGATCTGAACGTAGGCCTTGGCCAGTTTAGTCGCCATGAGTGGCCTCCTTGTCTGTGTCTGTCTTATGCTGCGCCGCCTTCAGCGCGGCCTCGAACGCCTCGATGGAGTCGAACGCGAGCTCCTCCCGCACCTTCGGAGGTGCCAGGAGCATGCGCACGACGGACTCGGGCGGACGCTTCCCGCGCTGGCCGTCCCTCGTCTGGCGCCATGCGAGCACCGAGACGCGGTCGACGAGCGACGCGATGAGCAGGGTGTCGAGTTTGATCCTCGCCCCTGTGAGTCGTCGTTTGCTTCGGCTGTCCTCGCTCAGCCCGCAGGCAAGGGTCGCCACCGTGGTGAGCGGCAGCGACCAGATGTCTGTGATGTGGTAGGTCTCCGCGAAGTCGCAGACGAGTGCGTCAGGATCGCGGGCCCAGAAGCTGGCGAGGACGGTCAGTTTTTTGCGGGGCCGGTTAGGATGTCCTTGACTTCGGCCATCATGGCCTCCATCGGGACGCGCCCGCCGTGGAGCTCCTTCAGGTGAGCCTTGAGCGCGTCGTGCTGCTCGTCTCCGAGCAGGGCGCGCAGGGCCATCGGGAGGGCGGAGGTGTTCCCCGCCTCGACTTCGGTGAGCAGCTCGAAGGTCTCGTAGTCTCCGAGGCGCTCGTCGGCGAGCTCATAGCTGAAGCCCGTGCTGGTCTGTCCTGCCTTCATGGGTGTCCTCCTTAGGCTGCGGCGATGTACTCGTAGTGAGTGTTGCCGCTGGCGTCAGCGAGCGCCGTGATGGTCACGGGGTAGCTGATGACGTCATCGTCCGCGTAGACGGTCTCTCCGACCTCGGAGATGGCTCCGTTGGGGATGACGATGCGCTTGGCGCGGTTGCCCTTGAGGAGCATGTCGATGACGTAGATGTAGTTGGCCTTCGCGGTCCCGTTCACGTTGATCGTGATGGCGCCGCTGGTCTCGGTGACGTTGGAGGCACCGAAGACGGTCTTGAGGACCTCGAGGTTCATGGCCTCGATGAAGGTGACCTCGAAGTTGTCGGTCTTCTCGCCGTCGAGCTGCTCCACGGGGTCGCCGCCCCAGGCGCGGATGATGTCATTTCCGTCGACTTCGACGGAGTTGGTGACGCCCTCGTCGGACGCGTAGCCCATTGCCACGAAGGCGGTCGCCAGAGCGGTGGTCGCGTCGGTGGGCAGGGTGGTGCCGAGGGGCGCGCGGTAGATCGCGCCGCTGACCTTCGGCTTGCCGACGGAGACGTTAGAGGGAGTGTTAGCCATTGCTGTTCTCCTTGTCTACTAAATCGGGATAATAGGCCACGTCCACGACGCACTGATAGGCGTAGGACTTGGTCTGGGTGTCTGTGTCGTTGTAGTCGCTGTTGATGTCGACGTTCGCTATCTCAGGCTGCGCCGCAAGGGCCTTGAGCTCGGCCTTGAGCATCAGGTTCATCATCGCGGCCTGCTCGAGTGAGCCGCCAGGGCGACGCGAGACGCTGCGGATCGCGAAGGTCGCGGTCTCGATGCCGTCCTCGTGGTCGCTCCCCGTCTTTTCGACCGTATAAAACCGCTGATGGGTCTCGTCGGGGTCTTCCATGTAGGCGCGGTCCTCGAGCGCGCTGGTGTTCAGATAGTTGAGCAGATAGCTCTCGATCATCTGGATCATCTCTCATCGGTCTCCTCTGCGCCTGAGCTGACGCTTCTGATCTTGTCAGCAGGCACGGCGCTGCTTAGCGCCTTGAGCAGCTGGTTTCGGTTCTTATAGGCCGCCCATGTGGTCGACCATACCGCCGCGCCGCCTCTGGCGCCCTTCGTCATGCGAGTCGGGGCGAAGCCCTTGCCCGCTGCGCGTGCGACGGTTGCCGCCGCGTCGTAGCAGGCGTCCTGGATGGCCGGGTCCTTGAAGAGGGCCTCGACGCCTTCCGGGATGAGCTCGACCTTGATCTTATGCGCCATAGCGTTCGAGCAGGACCTTCTGGTTCCAGCTGAGAGGGACCAGCTCGTCGATGCCGCTGACCGGGAAGCCTACGGTCATGTAGGTCCCGGCGAAGCTGTACGGCTGCGGCAGCATGACGCGCACGTCCTCCCAGCTGTGGCTGTCGCCCTTCGGGATGGCGAGCTTATAGACCACTCGCCGCCCGGTGAGGCTGAGCGTCTGCGTGACCTCGTCCGTGTCGGGCTGGCCGACGAGCACGTTGGGGACCTGCTCCCAGGAGGTGCTGAAGGTCGGCTTCCCGAACGAGTCGGTCTCGCCCGTCGGCGTCTTGACCTCGACGATGACGGTGACGCCGGAGAGCTTAGGCATGGTCGCCCTCGCTGTACTGGCGCCCGGTGAACTCAAGCGGACGGACCTGCTGGA